AAGTATGATACAACAGGTAAGGCTGATAATGAAGCAGCAAAGCGTCTAAAACTCCAACAAGAGCTATCCCGATTCATTCTTGACAGTGAACTCAAACTCCAATCCGCTCGTGTCGCCGCTATGGAAGACGGTAAAGCCAAGCGTATCGCCTTGGCCGAACAGGAAACTAAGGACACTATTGCCGCCATCCAAAAGGAGAAAGAAGAATACCAGAAGAAGGTGAAAGAAATAAAAGGCAAAGAGTCCCCCGCAGTCCTCGCTACCTTTGATAACCGTGAGTTGGCAGCTAAAGAGAAGGAGAGAGCGGATATCGCCCGGATTGAGAAAGAATACGCTGAGGAGTACAAACAGCGAGTAAAGACCTTGACGGATGTTTTTCTGAATGAAGAACAGCGCAAGTTGTCCTCTATAAAGGAGCGGTATGATAAGGAGCGTAAATGGGCTAACGAGCAGCTAAAGACAGGTGGAATGACCAAAGATGAGCACAAATCGTATACCACCAATAT